GTACTAGTAATGGTAGTATTGTACTGATAATTCATCATAATTAATTTCCTTGAAAATTTAAAATTTAATTACTTATTATTTTATATCAAAAAGGGTAGTTTTACACTACCCCCTTAAGTAGGGATTTCCCTACTTCTTATAATTTCCAATTGTATATTTACTAACTAATTGATACTGTTCCTTATCCTTGAAGGAAATTACTTTCACGTGACTCATAGGACACATGTCTTCTATTTCGGTAGGATTTACAACTTCAACTAATCCCCAGTCTGATAGTAACTTGATGATTCTGTTTCTACGTTGAAAATCTGACTTCGAAATAGTTTTACGTTTTCCGTCTAGTGCAAATAGTTCAAGGAAATGAACTATGAAGTAGGTTCCCTGTTTATGGAGAATGTGACAAGATTGAAACAATTTATTTTCATTTCTTGAACAAACACCAATTCTAGTTAAAGTTTCTCTTACCTTTAGAAAATTATCTGGATTTGAGAGTTTAACTTCTACCATTAATTCAGGAGACCATTCAATATTGTTTTCCATTATTAATTAACCATAATAATTGTGAATTGTGTATTTATTTATGGTTATTTTTGTATACCACCGGTATCAAAACTATTTTCGATGAATGTCAACTGTTCTTTTGTAAGAATTCGTTTTACTTGTTTCGCCTTTTCTTTTGAATATCCATAGAATTTAGCAATATTCTCGATGTCTTGATTCTTTTCAGCTTTCAGCCATTTATCAAATCGATTCCGTTGACGAACACCGTAATAATAAAAATCAAACTGCATCTGTTTATCGAGATGTGGTCTACAATTCATCTCGTTTGCAAGTAGAACAGTATCCTGAAATGCACTTAGAGTATGATTGGTAATGTAGGGTTCATAACCATCAATTGTTTCAGGAACATCCCTTTTATTATTAATGGACTTGATATAGTCGAAAGGAGAAGTCATCTAATTACGTCCTTGATTGATGAAGGGTTGTCCCAAAGTTCTAGTTCAGTCCGTAGTTCACCAGATTGAACTAATGAAATATATCTCTTCGAAGATTTATTCTTCCACCATTTTACTATATTTTCCAGATAAAACTTATCATAGTTGATTTCATTTTTTACTGGTGTTGCATTATTCAGAACAACATCTCCAACATTTGAGTAACCTAAGTTGGAAGCATAATATCTTTTCTTTTCGGTTAGAGATGCACCATGTTTAATAGAATCATCAAACTTCTTTAGTTGGTCTACCAATCCATGAGACTTAAGTGAATTACGAATGATAGACTTCATCTTGTTTTGACAACGCATCTTACGAGAGGTTGTCGGTGATTTTGGATTATTTGGTCTAGGTGTAATCATGGGAACTAAAAGTTCTCCATTATTTCTATCAGCAAACCATTGGTCTAAAATTCTAAATTGAGTATCATGAAGATTGGGACAGAAATCACTGACAGTATCTCCACCGTACCTTAGATATGGTTTTAGTCCGTCATACATTGACATTCCTTTAGTGGAACCATAAAGAGAAGTTGTTTCGAATGCAACAATATTTGTGTCGGGGTATTTTCTTTTAATGATTTCACGAACCTCAATCGAGGTACATATCAGAGCAATAAGTTTTCCACCCAGATAGTTATATCCAAATGGTTGTGTAGGAACAATTACGTTTCCCATAATAAAGTGTTTATTCACGGAATGCATGTTTGGAATTCCACCAATCCAATCGTGTCTTGGTTTAATGGAAATAATAGGTGATGCAAGATGAATAAATCCAAGAATTGAGTTGGTATTCTTTTCTACAATTACTAGTTGTACTCTCTTGCCAGGAATACTTTTCTCATTCGCGTGTGAACTTACTAGGTCTAGATAAGAACTGAATTGTTCTGGAGAATAATGAATTCCAACCTCACGGACCTCAACATCAAAATCATTTGGATTCATGTCCCAATGTTGAAAAAAGTCATCTGACGGATGAAATAGTGAACCAAAACCATATGACTTTGAATCACGATTTTGTTTCAGAAATGTCTGATAATCAACAATGGAGTTAAATTGATTGAAGTAATCGATGAATATTTGGGAGGAATAAAGACTATCTTCTACACTGAGTAACATACTATTTCCACTCCATACTCATCATAATTTCTACAGTAAATGCCAATAGATTTACTTCGGGGTCTACTGCCATAGTAGACTTTTGCATATAATCAGCAACAATCAGAACTCCCTGTGGAATCGAATGAGGTTTTACATTTTCATAGAGAGCATCATACACTTTCCGTAGAATCTTTTGTGGGTCATTATCAAGATTTTTGACTACCCACTTGCGTACAACTGTGAATTCTTTGTTTTTCATTGCCTGTACAAGGTCATTTACTTGTACTTCACTTACTTCTGCCAGAATTCCAGTGTCAATTTTACCTGACTGACTATATCGTTGTAGTTCATTTAGACAACGACGCCAATCTGGAAAGTGTTTTTGGACGAGTTTTGCTACTACTTTTTCTTCATACTGAATATTATTTTCATCTAGGATATTAAGTACACGCTTAAAGAAATCTGCAGCGAGGACCGGTTTTTCCTTGGAAGGAATAGAAAAATCAATAACTGCACATCGTGATTGTAGAGGGTCAATCAGGCGATTCTTGTAGTTACAGGTGAATACAAACGATACGTTATTCTGGAATTTTTCAATCAATGCACGAAGAGACATTTGTACATCGGAAGATGTATTGTCTGCCTCATCGATTAGAACTAGTTTTCTCTTATCCGAAAACATACTAGCGGTACTACAGAAATTTGTAATACCATTTCGAACAGTATCGAGAAAACGGCCTTCGTTTGACCCATTTACTTCATAAAGGTCTAGGTCTAGTTGATTAACAATTGCACGAATGGTTGAAGTCTTGCCAATGCCTGGAGGGCCGGACAGTAGAAGATTAGGAACTTTACCAGAGTTTACAATTTCAACGAATGTTTCTTTAATTGACTTAGGAAGAATACACTGGTCAATAGACCGAGGTGCATACTTTTCTACGAAAAGAAAAAGTTCACGATTTGCAGTCATTACGAAATCCTAGAGAGAACTAAATGATAACATATGGACAGGGGAGGTGTCAACCCTCCCCCTATAAATTTATTTACGCTTCACATGCCAAACAATCATTTACTTTTGTTTCTTGTGAATGGTATCTTGACATATAGTCACTATATCCACCAACCCATACACTGTCAAGTTTTAATTGTGGTACAGTTTTCCATTCAGAATCCCAGATACCAGTGGCCACTGCTTCATCTTTTGAAATTTCTTTATAATTAATACCATCAAGTTTTAATTGTTCTTTAAGTTTAAAACACCAAGGACAATCTGACTTTGTAATCAAGATATTTTCTACACTCTTATCACGGGTGAGTAGAGACGAAGACTTCAGATAATAAAGAGACTTTACACCCATCTTCCAAGCTGATAGATGTAGTCTCATCAGATAGGCTGGGTCGGCCAGAGGGTCAACAAATAGATTTAATGATTGTGCTTGACATACGTAAGGTTGTCTATCTGATGCTTGTTTGACTAATTCAAATTGGTCAATTTCACGAGCAGTTTTAAATACTTCTTTCTCTTCATCAGTCAGACAACTTAGATGTTGTACAGAACCTTTTGCTTTGAGAATATCATCCCATACAGTATCAGGAACTCCTCTTTGACAGAATAGTTTCTCAAGAACTGGATTCTTTCGAACGAAAGAACCTTTTGCTTGTTTAGCAACAAAATAATTTCTATCAATTGGTTCAATTCCCTGAGAGAAAGCACCAGAAATTACACTGTTTGTACGGGTAGGAGCGATTGCTGTTCGATGAGTATGTCTAATACCTTCACCTTCACACCACTCTGGCTCTCCATATACTTCTGCTAAGTCACGGCTCGCTTTTAATGTTAAATCATCGATAAGCTTATGGACTTCGATATTTAATTGACGTGCTTTTTCTGAAGCAAAGGGATATCCTCTTTTCTGATAAAGTAGGTGTAATCCCATTGAACCTAGACCCAGTGCACGAGACTTCTTAGCAAATCTGACTGCACGTCCCATACCGACTTTATTTTCAGCCTTCTGAATAAATTCAGAAACAACTGCTTCGAGCATATAAATTCCAATTTCAGGAACAGTTCTTCCGGAGATTGGTGCTCGATAATTTTTCCATTCGTCATACTTAGCTAGATTCAGAGAGGAAAGAACACAGACAAATGTATGTTCTTCATCTGTGTGAAGCATAATTTCAGCACAAAGATTACTTGTTTTAACCGTCAGATTTCTGTCGTGATAACACTTTGGATTCTGTCGATTTACATTATCAATAAAAATCAGATAAGGTGAACCGGAAATCAGACGAGTTCTGAGAACTTCTCCAAAAAGTTCTTGTTTCAGGGTATCACCAGCAATCATTTCCTCAATCCATTTGTCACTGATAGTAAGAGCAACATTACTATCAATAAACTTTCTAGGGTCGCCTTTACTGTGGTCTTTCGCTCTAAGTAGTTCAGGAACGTCTGGATGGTCAATGGGAAGATACATCGCAAAACTTCCACGTCTCACGCCGCCCTGTGATACAACTCTAGCAGCTAAGTCATATTGTTGTGCCCAGGGAACTACTCCAGTTGAAACACCACCAGCAGAAATAGGAGCACCAGAAGGTCTTACATCTCCAAAATAGACACCTACGCCGCCACCATTTTTAGATAGGTGTGCCACTTCCTTTAAGTGACTGTAAATTGAAGAAACACTATCATCTAGATGTACCGAATAACAACTGATAGGTAGTCCACGATTTGTTCCAAAATTAGCAGCAACAGGACTTGCTAGACCAATATAACCATTCCACAGACAATCGAATACTTCCTCTTCAATTTCAGGAAATTCGGGAAGATACTTTGCAGTTGTTTTTGCTACACGGATGAACATGTCTCGGGGAGTTTCTCCAACCAATAGATATCCATCTGATAATGTCTGAATACCTTCCTCAGATAACCATTCGGGATAAATTTCTGTGCTCATACAAGTTCCAAATCAAGTGTTTTCAGATTGATAGACATGAAGTCTTGTGTTGGTTTAGAGACGTAAAGAGACCCGTCTTTAGTGTGTGCAAAGAAGTCACTTGAAGTAGCTCCTGCCATGATGGGAGCAAACCACTGATGAATACGATTTGACTTTTCTCTGTCACAACTATATTGATAGTCAATATTCATCTTTTTTAGTCTATCATTTGCTCTAAAGAGAATATATTGTTTCAAATCGTTGGGATTAATTGTGGTGACTGACCGACCGTCAAAAATTTTATCAATGAAAGCATATTCATTCTGAATGACAGAATCAAATCCTTGAATGATTTCTTCCTGTTCTGTTTTGGTTAAACCTTCTTCTTTGACCAACTGATTAAATAGTTTGATTCCACCCTCGCTGTGTTCCTGTTCATCAAGTGCAGACCAAGAAATAATCTGTGCAATTCCTTTATAACGTCCAGTCAGATTAAGAGATAATAGTACTGCAAATGAACTGAACAATGATACTCCCTCGGCGCCGCCGGAAAAAATAGCCAGAGAAACCTTTTCTGATTTTTCTCCAAGAAAATATTCAAGTTTCTTCCTTGCTACTGGGTCACCTAGAAAAGCTTCAAATTCATCTAGACCGAGGGTATCAGATAAAAGATTATATGCTTCTGCATGAATTTGTTCGAATAAAGAAAATGCCCTAGCCATTGCAGCTACTTCGTGTTTTGGAAACCACTCTGGCACTTTAGACCAATAGTCACCAACGTGACATTCTAGTTGAGTAAATCCTCGCAGAATTCCACCAATAACTTCTCTCTCATCATTGGTGCCATTTTGCCAATCACGAATATCAGACTCAAAACTTACTTCTTGTGCTCTCCAAACAGAAGCAACTGCCTTCTGATATATTTCAAAATATTCTGGGAATTCAAAACTTCCTTTTTCTTTGTACGCTTCTCGATATTGTCGAATAGATGTCATAGTTCATAAAAATAGTACGGTGAGTTTATTTATTGAAATAAAGACGGGGGATTAAATCCCCCGTTGAATTATGGTTCAAGCGCAATCCAGTAAGAAACTGGAATAGAATGATGAGACCAACGAGAAATTAGTTTGTTCGAAACAATAACATCGTAATCTCCGGGCAGTACTTTGAGGTTTTCAATTCGAAACTGTAGATTAACATCATCTTCTACAGAACCAACTTCGACCCGAAAACGATTAGAACTGGATGATTGTTTCTTATCATGAAGTTCCAGTGAAAGGACACCTCCGCTTCCAACTAAAGCAAGGTCAGGAAGTTGTAGAACAGAGGATGCCTTAATGATTCGTTGAAGAACATCACCGTACAGAGTGAAATAAACATCTTCACTGGGAAGAGTAATGGTCTTATTGGGAGGAGATGTAATGACAGAAGGGTCAGAGTATCGATATTCAATCGAAGTGGAACCATTACTAATCATTACGGAAGATTCACCGAATTCCAAATTTGCTCCATCGACGAGACTCAGTGAGTTCAGAAATTGAGATAGATCATAGATAGGTACCTGTACTGGAAATTCTTCAACAATTTGTGCTTCAGCCAGGATATTTTTCATGACAGAAACGGTACGTAGACGGTTTCCTTCCTCAATTAGAACAGACTGATTAATAGTAGAAAAGTTTTTTAGAACTTGAATAGTCTCAGGAGACAGTTGCATAATTAAATCCAAAACCAATATTCTAGAAATATAACAGACACGTAAACGCTTGTCAACCCCCTAGGTGAATCAATATTTTGTAAACATTTATAACACTTACTTGACACTACCTCCTTAAATGACCATGATCGGAATGTCCGAATGAAACTTAATTAATTTAGATCTTTAAAGGTAACTTTTGGTTTATCTACTTTAGGATTCCTTAATCCACCCGTCCAAGTAATTTTATTGAGTTTGATTTGTCTATCATAATAATAATCAAAAGCATCACTCATTTTTGATACTTTAACGATATCAACTGTTCCATCGTTTCTATAAACAAAAACACAGTCTTTAGTTAAATCAGATAAATTAATATCTTCTGGATTTATATTTTCAATGATAACTGTCATTAGTACTCTCTTTGTTGAATTGAATTATCTTCATCTTCTTCAGTAAGAAGTTGTGGAGTGAAAGTGGGTAAATTTGATTCGTGTTCAACAGAATCAATTAAAAATTCAAGATATGTCATTGCTTTTTTTAAATCTTCAATTCCATTTTTGTACTTCCATCGTGATACATATTTAATAACATTACCTTCACAGAATCCTAAATTGTTTGATATAATGAAATCAATAGGTTCAATAGAACCATTTTGATAATGGGAAGGACGAATACTCATAAATAAATTTCCATTGACTACACTGTTATTATAACATATAATATGTCTTCTAAAGACATACTAAATATATTTAAATGTATTGAGTAACTCACATGGCCCGTCGTCGAATTTCACAAACTCCTCAACCCGAATCAGTAGAATCTGTACTTCCTATTGAAATTGAATCTTTCTCTCAGGGAGAAGATTCAATTGAATCTGTACAGGAAGAATCACAATCAGAACCAATCGTTGAAGCTTCTCCTATTGAAGAAGTTATTGAACAAGAACCAGAAGTTGTAACTGTTTCTGAACCAGTTCAATCAATTCAGCCAGTTAATGATGGAATCGAAGGAATTCGATTTGAAGGTGGTTTATATAGAGTTGAATTAAATGTTAATGACACATTAACTTATTTCGGTTCATATGAGTATCTTAATGATGCCCTGATTGTCAGAGACAAGGTATTGTCTAGATTCTCTTAAATTATTAAGTAATGTAAATATCGCTTGACGTTGGTGAATTAATCCTCTATATTAATAGAGTACTCGGTTACGGAGAGGTGGTCGAGCGGTTGATGGCTCTAGTCTTGAAAACTAGCGAGGTGAAAGCCTCCGTGGGTTCGAATCCCACCCTCTCCGTTTTACGCGGATATAATGTAACGGTAACATGGCAGCCTTCCAAGCTTCTCTTACGGGTTCGAATCCCGTTATCCGCTTACCTATGATAATTAGGTAATCCAGCGTGAAGTTCACGATGACAATTAGCACAAAGAATCATACATTTGTCTGCTTCTTGTATAAGTCTTTCAAGTGACCAAGATTTTCCGGATAAACTAAAATCCTTTTGATTTGGGTCTTTATGGTGAAATTCAAGTGCTTCAATACACTTATTGTAACCACATATTTCACAACAACCTCCTTTGTGTTCAACTAATTTTTGTTTGGTTCTCTTTCTCCAAGCAATAACATTTTTGACTACTTTTTCTTTATTTCTTGCCATATTGATTAACATAAATAGTTAATCATATTTATATTCCCCTGTAGCTCAATAGGCAGAGCACGGTGCTGTTAACACTGGGGTTACAAGTTCGATTCTTGTCGGGGGAGTGACGTGTGAACGTCTTTATAATTAGGCCTCATAGTTAAAAGGATATAACACTCGCCTTCTAAGCGAAGATTCTAGGTTCGATTCCTAGTGAGGCTGTTTTCTACTATAACGTAGATAATTATAATTTTTTGTTACCTTAAATTTATGGAAAAACAAAAATTAATTGAATATATTGAATTAGGATTTTCGATATCTGAAATATCTAAACTTGAAAATAGGTCAAATACAACAGTTAGATATTGGTTAAATAAGTTTAAATTAAAAACAAAAAATAAATCATTTAAAAATGGATATTTAAACAAAAATATTTCTAAAATTCAAAAAATAGATGGAATTCCAATACAACATTGTTCTGAATGTAAAATTTTATTAAATAATGAAAATGGATATTGGAGAAAAAATAAATCTATATGGAGTTCTAAATGTAAACAATGTACATCTAAACAAGATAACAGATGGAGAAATAATAAACAAAAAGCAGTTGAGTATAAAGGTGGTAAGTGTCAACATTGTGGATATAATAAATGTATTGATGCTTTAGAATTTCATCATACAGACCCATCAACAAAAAATGAAAATTTTTCAAATATAAAATTAAAAAAATGGGAAACTCAAAAGCAAGAGCTTGACAAATGTATTTTATTGTGTTCTAATTGTCATAGAGAAGTTCATTATAAACTCAGAAATAACGCCTGAATGGTGGAATAGGTAGACACGACAGTCTCAAAAACTGTTGCTTTTAGCGTCTGGGTTCAAGTCCCAGTTCAGGTATAAGCGGTTGGTCGCAGGTTCGAATCCTGCTCGGGACGTTGACCTAAACAAGTCATTAAACTGTTTATGGGAGTATGGCGGAATTGGTAGACGCCCCAGACTTAAAATCTGTTGGAGATTTTCTCCGTGTGGGTTCGACTCCCACTACTCCCACTGGAAGTAACTGCGTAACAAGAACTTCCTTTATACACCCACATCCGCTCTCAATAATTGGTGTCATATGAAAGTCAAAGAACTTATAGAAATATTATTGACATTTGACCCAAACCTTGATATTGTAATTCAAGGATATGAAGGTGGTGTTACTGAAAAAATTTCTGTTGAATCTGCACAAATTGTATGTGATATTAATGATGAATGGTATTATGGTGAACATGAAGTAGATTCTGATTATCATCAAGAGATTAATCCAAATAATTCTAGAAAAAAAGTATTATATATTTCTAGGTAAATATGGGAGTGTAGCTCAATTGGCAGAGCGAGAAGCTTATACCTTCTGTATGCGGCAGATTACCGCGCGGTTGGGGGTTCGACTCCCTCCACTCCTATTTTGCTTCAGTAGCTCAGTTGGCAGAGCAATTCACTAGTAATGAATAGGTCGCAAGTTCAAATCTTGTCTGAAGCTTGTCAAATTAAGTTTGACACATTATAATTTTTTGGAAGATTGGCAGAGTGGTCGAATGCGGGGGATTGCTAATCCCTTGAAGAACACGAATGTTCTTCCGAAGGTTCAAATCCTTCATCTTCCGTTTAGGGTGCAATTAGGGAGGTTGCATTAAACATATCACACCCCTGTGCCACATCGTAGATTATCGTAGGTGGAGAGTGATGCCCTATTTGGAAAGATGGCCGAGTGGTCGAAGGCGCAACACTGGAAATGTTGTTAGGGTCTAAAACCCTACTAGGGTTCGAATCCCTATCTTTCCGCCAGGAACCATAGCTTAGCTGGTAGAGCATTCGACTGATAATCGAAAGGTCACTGGTTCGAGTCCAGTTGGTTCCATATTTGCTCTCTTAGCAATCTGGTGAATGCATCCGACTCATAATCGGACGGAGGTGAGTTCAATTCTCACAGGGAGCATAGACCTAATTTATGTCTTTAAACTAAATTCTTTTTAGTCGGACTTGGGTGCAATTCCCAAATGGTCCACTACAAGGGCCATAATTAGTCTCGACGGCTAAAATGTAAATAAACAAATCTCAACAACATTGTTTCATTTACTCGCCAGACCGTTCTGGTATAGAGTATAAATATTTTTGAGAAGTACATTAATGTACTTCTCAAAATTTAAAATAATGCTGGTGTCGCATAGTGGTTGATTGCACGGCACTTGTAATGCCGCTCCGGAAGGACACGCAGGTTCAAATCCTGTCACCAGCTTGATAAATAAAAATGACTTGAATGTCGGCAAACTTTCAAGTATAATATAGGAGGGATTTAAATCCCTCCTTTTATATAAATAATTTTTTGCCGACATTCAACAAAATAATTATGCCTAACTGGTCAGAAGAAGGTTTTTCTCGTATTGTAGAAAATGGAAAAAGAAGTGGTAAAATATCAAAGGAAAAATCTAAAAAATTACAAGATGAGTATTATAATAATCCCAAATTATGTTTAGAATGTGGAAAAATAATTCCATATAATAAAAAAACTGAAAGTAAATTTTGTAATCATTCATGTTCAGCAACTTTTAATAATAAAATAAAAAAGAAAAATAAATTTTGTTTGTTGTGTGGTAGTAAAATCAATAAAGGTTCATCAAAATATTGTTCATCCAATTGCCAACAAATTTATCTTTACAACCAGAGATTAAATGACTGGATAAATGGAAATAGTAAACCAAAGTCTAGAGATTTTTTCAGAAAATATTTAACAGAAACTCACGGTTATAAATGTTCTTGTTGTGGTATTAATGAATGGAATAACAAACCCATAGTATTGGAAATAGACCATATTGATGGAAACTCTGAAAATAATACACCAGAAAATTTAAGGTACATCTGTCCCAATTGTCATTCTCAAACCGAAACATATAAAGGTAAAAATATTGGCAGAGGAAGACATTATAGAAAAATTAGATATAAGGCTGGACAAAGTTATTAAGGTGTGATATGATAATATCAATGAATCCCAATACGGGATAAAATGTCAATCTTTCGTGATTGACTCTCTGATTGATAGGAGAAATAAAATGGCTAGAACAAAAATTGGTATTTCTGGAAAAGCACTGATTGAATCCAAACCCAAGAAAACATATCAGGGTTGTAGTAATCATACTAAGTATGCCAAGAAATCCAATTCACATCGCCGTAAAAAGTATCGTGGTCAAGGTCGTTAATTAATTTTAATATAAGGTTTAATATGAAGCTTCAATCTATTGTATTTTCTAGTTTGATTTTTGCCTCTTCTCCCGTATTTGCTTCGATTCCTGATTCACAATTTAAGGATGTTCAACCTACCAATTGGGCATATCAAGCAATTCTACAACTGAAGGAAACTTACGGTGTTGCTAAGGGTTATCCTGATGGCACTTTCCGTGCTGGTCAACCCGCAACTCGTGCTGAACTCGCGGCTCTAGTGAATGCTACTCTTGATGAAATCACCACTTATGTTGATTCCAAGGATGCTTCTCTGGCACAAGCACTCCGTGCTGAATTTAATTCTGAACTTGCTGCTCTGCGTCAGCAACAAGACAAGACTGCTTCTCAAGTTGCTGCTATTCAAACCGTTGCTGCTGTAAAGGCGCAGGGTGTTGGAAACTACCTTGGTGCTGCTGTTCTACTGAATAGTCAAGGTCAAAATGGTGGTGGCAAGGATGCCAATGGCACTGTTTCTGGTGTTACTATTCAGGGTCGTTATCAAGTATTTGAACTTGGTCGTGATGCAATCTCGGTTCGTCCTTATGTGAACTTCGCCGCTGGAGCAAATTCCCAGTTTGGTGCTGCTGGTGGTGTTCTTGCCACTTATGATTGGAGCATTGCTCGTGCTCAAGTTGCTCCCAACAAGACTGTAAGTGCTGCTAACATCTACCTTGGTGGTGGTGGTCAGATTCCTTTTGTGAATGGTACTCCTGCCAATAACCAAAGTTCTATTGGTCAAGGTGGACAAGTTGTTTTTGTTAGTGGTATTGAAGGTCGCCTGACTGATAGCATTACTGGGTTCGCTGACCTGAAGTGGCCGACTACCAATGCTGGTGCTTCTACTGGTTCTGGTTATAGTCCGGTGGCAAGTGCAGGTCTTGCACTGAAGTTCTAAATATTCTCAAAGGGGGGTCTTCCCCCCTTTTTTAATGACCGAAGGTGAGATTCCTTCAATATGGTCATATTTGTCGAATTCAATAAAAATTAATGCGTCGTTTATTTTTAATTCCTTTTATTGCTTTTGGTCTAGTCGGAGTAGCGCCCGTAACAGCAAAAGCATATTCCTGTTCATACGCTTCTCATTATGGATATGGGGATGGATATCACGGACAACGTACAGCTAGCGGTGAACGTATGAACGCATATGATTATACTGCAGCACATAGATGGTTACCTTTCGGCACAAGATTACGTGTAACAAATTCAAGAAATGGTAGAACGGTAACAGTTCGTATCAATGACCGAGGCCCGTATGTTGCTGGTAGAGATTTAGATTTATCTTATGCAGCTTTTGCACAAATAGCCAACCCCAATAAGGGGGAAATAGAAGTTTGTTATTAACACATAAATAAATCTGATATGAGACACCTTGACAAGAGGTGTCTTTTCTTGTATGATCGTATTGTGAATAAGAAATATCATGAATAAAGTTATTGACCTTTGTCCTAATTGTAAAGATGCAGTTGAACTTAAACTCAATTTAGATGATGAGTTAGTTCAAATTATTGAAGAACTTGCATCTCAAAATAATACATCATTTGAACGAGAGTTTGTGATTCTTTTTCAGAAAGCAATGGAAGACATGGCAAAAAATTCTAATAACCAAGAACTATTAAAGTTACTTCAGAACAACCCATTTCACATTCCAGACTAAATAATCTTAACGTTTTCAAGTTCGTTAAAACTTGATAATGGAGTTACCCTTGTGTGGCTTAAGAAGGAGTTCTCGCTCCTTCTTCTTTTATTATGAGTAAGATGAAAAGAGATCGTAAATTTATCGAACAATGTTTTGTTTTGGCACAATCTGTAGAAAGATTTCCCAATGCAAAATTGGCATCAATGATTGTCCTGGGAAATCGTATTATTTCCTATGGATGGAATCAATCAAAAACTCACACCTTTGTGAGAAAATATTCTCGATTTGGTGAAGACCATTGTTATCTTCATGCTGAAGTTCATGCTATTAAAAATGCACTTCGTATCATTGACCCCGAGGATTTAGAAAAAGCAACTCTCTATGTTGCTCGTGCAAAAAGACCAGATAATAAATCAAAGAGATGGATTTATGGTCTGGCAAAACCATGTGAAGGTTGTCAAAAAGCAATTGATGATTTTTCTATCAGACGAGTAGTTTATACACTTGACGGTAAAGGATTTAGTTATTTGTGAATCAAAATAAACAAGACAAACTAGACAAAATTTATCTAGAGATTGCAAAACTATTTGCTTCAATGAGTGAGGCAGAAAAACTTAAAGTAGGTGCAATTGCAGTCAAAGACAAAAGAATCATCAGTACAGGCTGGAATGGTACACCATCTGGGTGGCACACAAATGAGTGTGAGGAAAAAATAGTAATTTACCCAGAAGGATTTCTTTCTCCGGAAGAATACTTAGAAATGGGTTATCATATCAATAATGGTGAAATTTATCGATATGAAACCTATCCCGAAGTATTACATGCTGAACAAAATCTACTCTGTAAAGTGGCTAAATCAACTGATAGTTTAGAAAATTCAGATGTATATTGTACTCATTCTCCTTGTCCAAATTGTGCCAAACTATTAGCTCAATCTGGTATCAACTCATTTACCTACATTGACGATTATAAAGATTTGTTTGGAAGGACTCTCTTAGAACAATTAGGTGTTAAAGTGAGGAAGATAAGTGGATGATTTTTTTCATCACCTTCGAATATTGGGAAACATAAGTTTGCCTCTATCGTACATTTACATGTTAAATGTAAATTTTAATGTTGGAATTAAATGGAAAATTATAAGTACGTTATTAACTATTCCATCAATGGCTATATTAAAAATATGGGATGGAATATTTCTTACTTGTTTTTTTCTTCTCATTGAACTGTTTACACTATATCGTCGTTCAACTGGAAACCAATGAATATCTTTGTTGTTGACCCTTCCCCCAATGTAAGTGCGTGTCAACTTCCTGACAAACATGTAGTTTCACTGCAAAAAGATTAAGACTTATGAATCAACTCAATTTATAAATAGTTATGTAAAATGAGGACAATCAAATGCAGTGTTCAAATTGTGATAAAGAATTAACAAAAAGACAGAAAAAGTTTTGTAGTCGTAAATGTATGAATGTTTATAATGCAAAACTTTTTAACATGAAAAGAAGAGAAGACAATCCAAACAGGTATAAAGTATGTAATTTGTGTGAAAAAAATTTAAATTTAAGTAAATTTAGTTTAATATGTAAATGGGATTCGACTTTAGGGACAAAAAATACATGTAAAAAATGTTCTGCAAGAGAAAGAGAAACAAACAGAAGAAATTTAACTTGGAAACACGACGCCAGAAAAATTCTTTATAGTAATGCAAAACAAAGAGCAAAGAAATCATCTATTGAATTTACCATCTTGATAGATGATATAATTATTCCAGATAATTGCCCTGTTTTTGGGTTTCCGTTAAAGAGAGAAAGTAAAGACACTTGGTATTCTGCTCCTAGTTTAGATAGAATTGATAATACAAAAGGATACACAAAAGAAAATGTAGTAGTAGTTAGTAGAAGAGCGAACATTCTCAAAAAAGATGCTACAATAGAAGAATTGAAAAAATTGGCAGATTATTATGAACATCTTTGTAGTTAATTTTGACCCTGCTTTAGCAGCACAACAACTTCCAGACAAATATTCAGTGAAGATGCCTCTTGAAACTTGTCAAATGGTTTCAATCATTTTTAGTGAGTGGTATCATAATTGGGGAGTGATTCATAAATCAGACGGTCAACCGTATTCGACTAAAAAAGGTGCATTCCGAAATCACCCCTGTACTCAATGGGCAGCGTCAAAATATGAAAATCTTGCGTGGTTAATTTCACATGGCTGGCATCTGTGTAATGAATACAAATATAGGTATGGAAAAACTCATGCTTGTGAAAAAACTTTAAAGGAATCAGTTCTCATTTTTAATCATAAAAGTGGAATGTCAATGTACGATTGGAACAAAGCCACAGACTTTGTTCGAGCAATGCCAGATGAACTTAAGTTAGATGATACAATCGATACGTTCACTGCTTATCGTAAGTATGTTGCATCTAAACCCTGGGTTAAAGATAATTATCTACGAGACCCTTCTCGTAAACCATCGTGGGTTTGACACTTTTGTAAATATATAGTATTATTGGTATATATACAACACATTTCAACATGGCAAACTTTAAGAATCAATTTTCTCAGTATCTTAACATCATTCGTGAAGCTCTAAATGGAGAATGTCAACTAGACGAAGAATATCCAGTTATCTTCAATAAAATTGTTCGATTCTGTCAAAAGTCTGGTTATGACCTTTATGGCACAGAAGAAGATATCTATGAAGAAGTACTTACTTTCCTAGAGGAAGAACTCGGTTAATGGAACGGTCATATCAGAATTGGATTGCGGTTCAAACAACAACACAACACGAACATGCTGTTGAAGCACATTTACGTGCTCGAATTATTAAATTTGAAAATAAAAAGATTAAAGATATTTTTGTACCCGAAGAAACGACTCTCAAGGTAACACTACAGGGTAAAAAATCCACAAAGACAAAAGTATTACCCGGATATATTCTTGTTCAAGTTGAACCAACTGAAGGCAAAGTAGGAGATGCAGAATCTTATATCATTAGAGGGACACCACATGTAATTGGTTTTGTTTCTACCGATGTTAAAAAACCAGTATACATGCACAGAAGCGAAGTTAAAAAATTATTTGAACGATGTGATGAAGCTAAAATTAAAATTAAAAATCAGTTAAGAAAAAAATTCAATGAAGGTGAAGTCGTGAAAGTTATTATTGGTCCATTTGTTGATTTTATTGGGTCTGTGATTTCATCCGATTCCAGAACAACTCGGGTTGAACTAGATGTTTTCAATAAAAAAACTATTACTGATATTCCATCTGAGTATCTAGTCATTCATGAATAATATTGATATCCTACATTTTTCATATCGTATTCGAGGAATTTATAGTAAATCTTCGGACACTTCAATGGAAGCTCGTGTAAATATTGTATTTAAAGTACTCGATGATAATGATTCTTTTCTGAAAAAAAGATGTCAATACGAGTCATTAGAAATTCAGGAAATTAAAACTTTATCATCCATTGAAGATTATCAAAATTACTTAAATGACCTTGAGAAGGTAGATAATATATGTGAGTGGATAAATGAAAACAATACCTTTGATAAGGTATTTAAGACTTCATATAAAATTAATGATATCCCTCTTCTTACATATATTCCAAAATTTGATATTTATCGATTTCATGAGTGGATAGATTGGACTCCTTCTACACGGGGAATCATTAAAGAAATTGAATCGTTGCGAAGTGGTGACAATTGGTCGTCGGTAACTGATGGCTTTCAATTTTTAAGGTGTTTAAGAGCCTTAGATATATTTTGGAGTTGAACTCCAGGGAAATAAAATGTCCGAAACAAATTATACAAAGTCTTGTCCTAAGTGTGGTGCCAGATGGTTCTATGAAAATGAATCATGGCAACATTACTGGAGCACTGGTAAAAAAGGAAATGAAATTGACCTTAATAGTTTAGTATGTGTTCCATATGGTGATGATACTTGTATCAATCCGTGTAAAAATTCTGAAATTGAAGGAGATACATGGGACAAACGTTTGAATGATTTGTCGAAGAAGTTACTGGAATAAACTATATAATAATTAGTTGTTCAAACTATTGTATGACAGACCCTCACAGTCAATCGCCGGCTATTACCGTTATTGGTTTAGTAGTCGGCACTATATCTTTATTATTTCCTTTGTTTTTGATTGTTAATACGACAATGCCTCGTCCATCATCAATATTGACAACTATCACTAGATAGTTGTAAAATAAGGAGTAACACTCCTTATTTTTGTATTGATATGATTACTGTATATTCAATGAAACCAGGGTATTGTCAGTTATGTGATACATTATCTGACGTATTAAATTTCTATAGTGTCAAATATAATAAACTAATTCTGGGCGAAGATTTTTCGTCAGAACAATTTATAACTAAATTTGGTCGCGGAAGTGGATTTCCATACGTTGTTGACGAAAATGGAGAAGAAATTAAAGATATTCGTAAAATTATTGAATTTATTAAATCTTAAATATGATTCCTAAAATTAACAGAGGATTGATGGCAATGACACCCTCTATAAATAAAAATGAAATTCAAAGGGAGAAAAGACATCAAATAAAAGATAAAGTATTATTTTCACTTTCTTTATCTTTATATCGATTCAAATTTAATTTTGATATTAAATTCTCACCGGAGTAGTCACATGAACTCATCAGTCATAACTGGTTTAACAATTTTAGTGGGACTAGTTCTTTTTCTAGTTGGTGTGGTAGTTAGTTGGTTGGCAAAAGATGTATATTATCAGTGGTTGGAATTAACTACTCATCCTTTTATTGGTCTTATCGAGGAAAGCCCACATCCAGAATGTTTTGACGATGAAGGAAATCCAATTTTAGGAGAATATATAGTTCTTGATTTTTCTGGATATGATGAAGATGGAAATTGGGAAGAAATATTCGAGGACGAAGATTAATTAATCTGGGGGAACTTGATTCCCCCATAAAAATGTGTTAAAATAACTATTGAATTTGAAATTAGGGAGAATCCCGTGATACTCGTTGATACAAATCAACTTACGATTAGTCATCTCATGATTAGGCGTAAGTTTGATAATGAATTTAATATTAATAATATTCGACGTTCTGTCATTAGGACAATTGCAAATATAAACAAGTTATATAAATCCGAATATGGTGAGATTGTTCTTTGTTATGATTCTAAAAATTATTGGAGAAAATCGGTTTTTCCATTTTACAAACAAAATCGTAAAAAAGAACGAGAACAATCTGGATTAGATTGGGAATTAATTTTTAGCACTCTAAATAAAATTAGAGACGAACTAAAAATGAATCTTCCCTATAAAGTTTTATGTGTAGATGGAGCAGAAAGTGATGATATAATTGCTATTCTGACTATTCACAGACAAAATAATGAACCCATATTGATCTTGAGTCAAGATAAAGATTTTGTACAATTACAAAAATTTAATTATGTTAAACAGTATGACTTGACTCATAAGAAGTGGATTATCTGTGAAAATCCAGAAAAAACACTAAGGGAACATATTATCAGAGGCGATAGGTCAGATGGAATCCCAAATATTCTGACCAGCGATGATGTTTTTGTATCTGGTAAAGTTCAAAAAACAATGTCGAAGGAAAAGATTGACAGACTAACAAGTCTAGACCCAACGACATTTAACAATTTTGTTAGGTTACGGAATTGGAAAAGAAACTCTCAACTTATTGACTTTAATCAAATTCCTGATAAGATCATTAATGATGTGATAGTTGCTTACCACAAAGAAAAACCAAATTCATCGGTGAATTTGGAATACTTTTCTAGACATAACATGATTGACCTGTTGAGTTTATTTTAGAGAAATAGTTATGACTACATCCACAGTTAACAAGAAAAAACAAATTAATACCAATCTACCAGTATCTCAGACTCTTCTTTCCGAAGTTCTTAAGAAAGTACTTTCTGCCCGAGGAGCTGATAAGAAGGTAGAAGTTTTGAAGAAATATGATAGTCCTGCTCTTAGAACTATTCTTCTTCTCAGTTATGCTAGGTCAATTCAATTTGACCTGCCACCTGGCAATACTCCATATAAACCCAACGAGAATCCAGAAGGAATCAATCATCAATATTTGTTCGCTGTCTATAAAGACCTTGAACGTTTTATTACCAAAACTCTCCCAAATGGTGTTACACTATATGGATGTTCCGGAAGACCTCACGCTCTTCTGGGTAAAGCTAAAAAAGAAATGCTTTGGATTCAACTATTGGAGGCACTTCATAATGATGAGGCACAACTGTTGGATGTGGTAAAAGATAAACAAATTCATAAACGTTATCAACTCACCAGAGCAAATGTAATTCAGGCATTTCCTGAACTCAAACTACAAGACGAACCTGCTCCAGTATCTGCAGCCGGTCGTAAGAAAAATACTGATAATGAAGAAAACGGAGAAGATTGGTAATATTATGACCTCTAATGTGAAACTAATTGCAATTACTCAAGGTGCCGGTGAACTGATTGATACTAATGCTCAAGAAGTAATTTCTTACATTGCACGTGTTAGTAATCCAAACAATCAACTAAACTTTGATACTGCTGCTGGTCTTCTTCGTTATTGTATTAAACATGAACACTGGAGCATTTTTGAACAAGCGTATATGACGTTAGAAATTAATACCACTCGTGGTATTGCCGCTCAGATTCTTCGTCATCGTAGTTTTACTTTCCAAGAATTTTCTCAACGATATGCTGATACGAATCTTCTAGATGATAAGATTGAAATTCCTGACCTACGGCGCCAGGATACAAAAAATCGTCAAAACTCCATTGATGATATTCCTCTCAACTTGAAAAATCAATATCAAAATTTGATTGAATCTCACTTTGAAAGAGCACAAGAACTTTATAATCAAATGATAAATGATGGTATTGCTAAAGAATGTGCTCGATTTGTTCTTCCTCTATCAACACCAACCCGCATTTACATGACTGGTTCCTGTCGTTCTTGGATTCACTATATTAAACTTCGTTCTGCCAATGGTACTCAATTAGAACATATGAATATTGCTGAAGAATGTAAGAATGTGTTCAAGGAACAGTTCCCGACTGTTGCCGAAGCAATGGGTTGGTAATCAAGGAGTAATTAATGCCTACATATAGATTTAAGAATGAAGAAACAGGCGAAATTTTTGAAAAGTGGATGTTAATAGCAGAAAGAGAAACATTTCTTGCCGAAAATCCAAACATCAAACAACTCATCACTCCACCCAATGTTATAGACGGTGATAATTTTGGAGAAGGTTGGCGAGGTAAACTGAAGAAACAACATCCTGATTGGAAGGATGTAATTGGTAGAGTAAAGAATGTAGCTGGTTCAACAACTGATATTTCGAAATATACTTAAATATAAGGAGGGGAATATATTCCCCTCCTGTAGTAATTGGTGTAATATATGACTTCTTCCAAGAAGACACGTGGGACTCGTTCCGATAGAATGAATCTTTCTCCCGGTAAGATGAGAAGACGTAGACCAATCAATGCGGATTGGATGGTTAAAATTGAACCTCTTACCGAAAATCAAAAAAGAATTTATGACGCATATGAACAGGGTAAAAATCTGTTCATTCATGGTTCAGCTGGAACGGGTAAAACGTTTGTTGCTTTGTATCTCGCCCTAAGAGAGACCCTTCAGGAATATTCTCAAATCGAACACATTTACGTTGTTCGTTCTCTAGTAGCTACTAGAGATATTGGATTTCTTCCCGGTGACCTAGAAGAAAAATCAGAGCAATATATGCAATTTTATTCTGGTCAAATTAAGAGAATGTTCAGTTTAGATTCTGATTCTGCCTATGATATGTTGATTGGGGGTCTTCAGGAACAAGGAACTTTAAAGTTTCTAACAACGTCATTCTTGCGTGGTGCCACATTTGATAATTCAATCATTATTGTGGATGAGTTTTCTAACTGTAATTTCCATGAACTTGATTCAATTATCACACGCGTTGGTGAGGGTTCCAAAATTATCTTCTGTGGAGATACTGAACAGAGTGACCTATATAAGAAATCAGAATATGACAGTATTGCACCATTTATGTCTATCCTGAAACAAATGCCATCATTTGCCTGTATTGAAATGGGACTAGATGATATTGTCCGTTCTGGTTTAGTTAAAGAGTACTTGACAACTAAATATCATCTTGGACTTTCGACTAAACGAAGTTAAGTAAAAAAGGAACCAATTGGTTCCTTTTTGTGTTATAATGGTTTATATCAACTAAAATATTTTTTATGTTTTTTCATTTATCGAACCAGTATCAATTTTGTGAATTGGAAACAGTTCAATCGGATAGTGGTCATCGGTATTACATTTCTCCAAGTGGTCTGTATCTTCCATCCGTTACATCAGTTATCAGTTATGTCAACAAAAATAAACTTGATTCCTGGGTTAAACGGATTGGTGTTGATGAGTCTGAGAAAGTTAAACGAGTTGCTGCACTACGAGGCAGTTTGCTTCACGAGGCAATTGAACGATATCTATTAAACGAACAAGATGTTTTGATTAGGAATCATCCTAATGCTAATTTGATGTTTGGTGTTATAAAAAAATTTCTTAAAGATAATCTAAATAATATACACGCTTTAGAAAATCCATTATATAGTGAAGTACTTCGTGTTGCCGGCCGAGTAGATTGTATTGCTGAGTGGAATGGTAAATTGTCAGTAATCGACTTTAAAACTTCATCGAAAGAAAAGAAAAAGTCATGGATTGAACATTATTTCATTCAGGCATCTACTTATGCTATTATGTTTTATGAAATGTTTGGTGTGAGGATTGATAATTTGGTGATTCTAATGGTTTCAAATGACGGTACTGTTCAAGTATTTGAAGAATCACTTAGGACAAATTATCTTAAAAAAATGTACAATTATGTGAAAAAATATTATGAAGACCATGAATGTTTTATTCCCTCAGTTAAAATCAATGAACAAAAAAGAAATCAATGAGATTCTAAAAGAAAAATTTTTAACCAAAGAAAAGTTCATCGAACATATTGAAAATTTGGTTAAAGATAGTGGATTAAATTATATCGATGCAATAGTATTTTATTGTGAAACAAATAATGTAGAGATTGAAACTGTTCCCAAATTAATCAATCGTCAAATTAAAGAAAAACTACAATTGGATGCAACGGATTTAAATTTCTTAGTGTCTCCATCACGAGCTAGATTGCCAATTTAATATGACTGGATTTGAGGCATATGTTAAATTCTTAGCTCTTCGGAGGCATTTTACTGACCATAATTATGATTTTCATAAGTATAATGGGAAAGTAAAAGCTTCCGAAGAGAAATACAGAAAAGACAGAAAAATTTATTATTTCTTTGAACGATTAGTATTGACACGTAAAGAAGAGATAATTGTAGAGTTTTTATTGTCTTCTTTTATTATGTCTAAAAATCCTTCAAAAGTTTGGATACAAGATTTAATTTCAAGTTCTGAATTAAAATATTCGGAATATAGATTATTGAAAGATAATTTATCAAAAATAATTGAAGATGATTTTAATTTAATAATTAGTTTTTGTGTAACACATGAAATAGACTTCAATGATTTGTTTTATACGGATGGGAAGAAACATCCTCCGATTATTAAATTATTTTTATCCGATAAAATTTCTATAGAAACAGTAATTGTAATTGATAAAATTATTCATTTTACTGAAAATCTAGATAAAAAATTAACAGATTCTGTCTGGAAAAGTGTTTTATTTGGAATTCAAAAATATAAACCTTTTTTGAAAATTGATTTAAATTTTTATAAAAATTTACTAAGAGATAAAGTTTATGTCATATATGGAATCTCCAATAGTTCATGATGAACTGGAGAAAATTCAGATAATGATGACTGGAGTCGAAGCACTATCTGATATTGTTGAAAGTGGAAATGCAAATGTGTATGATTTAATACAATATATGGATTTGATGTATAAATGTCTGGACATGCAGTCTATTTTCTGGACACGTATCAGTTTGTCTGATGATGTGGAGTTGGAAAAGACAAAACAAGAAATGATTAAAATGAGTCTACAATGTGGTCGATATGAACATGAATCGGTGAGTCAGTTTTATTTCAGAATAAAAGATGAACTTTCTAAATACATTGAAGAGTTATTTGAAGAATTGGAAAAGGAATGTCTAGAATAAAACAACTCGTAGAAGAACTCAAACATACAATTAAATTTCATGATAAATTAAATCCAGATATTTGGAATGGTAAGAAACTTAAGTCTGACGTTGCTTTATCATTGATTCGAATTGCTAATGATTTTATTACTTACTTAGACATTCCTAAAAAATCAGTAATTGATATTTTATTTTTGGGTGGTAATGCAAATTACAATTACACCAGTTTATCTGATATTGATGTGCATCTGGTATTGGACCCCGAATCTTTTCCCGACTGTAAAAAGTATATTGATAATTATCTTTTAACTGCAAAAGAACTTTACAATAAAAATCATAATATTTTTGTAAAAGGCAAAGAAGTTGAATTATATGCAGAACTTCCCGCTCAATCACGAAAAAAAGGACAGGGAGTATATAGTTTAAAACAAAATAAATGGTTACAGGAACCAGAATCTGTTAGACCGGCGATTGATGATAAAGACATTGTTGAGAAAGCAGAAAGACTTGGAAAAGAAATTGATAGACTCACTGACGGCCGTAATGATTCAATTGAGTCGCTTAAAAATATGAAAAATAAACTCAAGAGAATGAGAACTGCCGCTTTGGAAAAAGGTGGAGAATTTTCTCCTGATAACTTAGTCTACAAAACTCTCAGGGACAATGGTAAAATTCAAAAGATATTTGACCGTATTGCTGAGCTACAAGATGATGCACTTTCACTGGAATGATACAACTATGAAGATACTTCGAAAAATTCGTTCTGTATTTTTGAATCTATATACAGAAATGTTATTATATGATGTGCCTTTCTCTGGATACTCAAAAAATAGGTTTAGAGAACGGGTAAAAAAATATAAAAACAAAACTGATATCTATCTAGAATACGTTCATTTTTTTGGAGATTACAATCGTGAAAAGTGGTGATATTTATATTGAATTTCCTGTAGTTGGAATAGATACTCCTCCAACAATTTCAGTTTCGTCTAATGATGTTAATAGGGTAATTGAACTCGTTCGGTATACTCTCTCACGGTCACAATTAGATAATTCATCATTTGACTGGGAGTTTTTTGAGAGAGAATTAAAACTTATTATCGACTAATTGACAACTCACACATTTTCCTGTATAATGGATTTTATCTATTGGAGGCAATGTGTGAGTTTTTCTTTTGTAATTAAATCAATTGATAAGTACAGTGCTTATGATTTAATCTCGGAATTTCACTATTCTAAGGTTATGCCTCGCCTTACTAAACATTATCTTGGGTGTTTTCTAGACGATGAAATTGTTGGTGTTTTGACTCTTGGGTGGGGAACTCAACCACGACAAACAATCAATAAACTCTTTCCCGGTCTAGGTACAGAGTCATACTATGAAATTGGAAAGATGTGTATGACTCCAGAAATGCCCAAGAATAGTGAATCTCAGATGTTGTCTGCTGTAGTTAAGTGGATGCGAAAAAATACACCTGATAAACTTTTTCTATACACTTGGGCCGATGGAATTATGAGTAAGCCAGGATATGTATATCAAGCTGCTAATTTTCTCTATGGTGGACATATTTGGACTGATATTTATCTAGGACCAGACGGTGAAAAAATCCATCCTCGGTCAGCAAAACAACTTCTTATCGAAAATGCACAGTATGTAGGAAAAGAAAAACTGTGTTGGATGACTTATGACTTCATGAAAATGAAGGGGATTAATCGGTACAAGGGAAAACAATTTAGGTACATTTATCCTCTATCCAAGAATGCTAAAAAACTTCTTTCATCCTCTACAGTAGAATGGGGACTGAATTATCCGAAAGATAAAGACATTGAATTTAAGATTCAAACGGACAAAGGATATGTCATGAGTGACCCTCCAGTATTCAATAGAGATGCCATTAATATTAATGAGAAAAATATCAATTCA